TCCAAACATCATTACATATTATTAAACTTTGATTTTAAATCCTTTCCAACCAACAGCAGCAACATAAACTCCATAAATCTTTTCAATATATGAACGCACTTGAATTCTATCAGGAATCTTCTTACCCTTTGATACATTCTCAACAGCCCAGTTTCTGAAATCATTATAAACTTCCATATATCCAATCTTCTCTTTGCTTGAAGGATCAGCAATAATACGTTCATTAACATATTGTCCAATGATATCATTATTATCTTTGTATTTCTGAGTGGCATTGATAACCTCTCTTGGTTCAAAGAGTTTATTAGGATTAATATGCTTATGTCTTTCAATTAACATTGATAAGAAATATTCACTATAAGTTTCAAATTTTTCTGATAATTCTAAGTCCATCATAAATTCATTGCTTTTCTCCGGATCTGGATTTTCGCAGAAACGAGACGTAAATTCAACAACTCTCAATCTACGCCAAACACCACCATCCTGTGAAGGAATCTCGGGTAACTCATTACAAGCTAAAATCATCTTAAATTGTGGCTTAAATTCATAAGGTTCTTTATATAAACCTCTTGTAAGAATTCTATCATTACCTGATAACTCTTTCATATAACCAACATTAATCTTATCATTCTCATTCGGTTCTTGTAAAACGGCAAATCGTCTTCCTTTTGTTCTCTCTACTTCTGATTGTGCTGAATTAGAGGCTGTTCTCTTCTGAGTCAATAAAGCAATTGGTAAAGTAGCATAATAATCACCAACAGCTTTTTGAATCAAATCTAACAATCTACTTTTACCATTACTACCTTGTCCAGTGAAAATATAGAATCTTTCTTGGGCAATAGAACCATCAATAATACAAGCTAATATATCAAGAACATAATTACGAATATTAACATTTGTGAATACTTTTTCAAAGAAATTATTAATTTCAGTAATTTCATGATAATCAGGAGAATATGGAATATAATTTTTATTAGTAGATAGAGAAATATAATCATCAGGCATACCTTCTCTGAAAATATGCATCTTCATATCATAAACCCCATTCTTAAATCCAATCAAATGAGGACGACAATCTAATAATTCTTCAAATTTTTCATCAATAAATAGACATTTACACTCTTTCATAATATTATCTTTGTATGATGAAGTCTTTAATTTTTGCGCAATTTTTAATGCTTCTGTTCCTCTTTTATTATATAATGATTGTTGAGCCTGATCATAAGCATTATTATTACTAATACTATTATAATAAATTGCTCTATCCATAAATTTACGACAAATATCTTCGCTTAATGCCTTTCGTAAATTCAAACCTTCTCTGGTTCTAATCCAACAATGAGATTCGCGATCATATTTATACCAAGTATCTTTTGTAACGGCTTTATATTCACCTTTATAAATAACTTGAATTAACTTAGCAACATCATAATGAGCTCCTTCTGAACCAATCGCAATATCAATCAAAGGAATCACTGAATTATCAATAATTTCTTTATATCTCTGAGGATTATCTGATTTCGCCCACCATCGTAATGTTCCCATTCCTAAATGATCTTTTCTCATTCTGTCCCATAAACTCTGGCATTCGCCTTCAACATAATTACTTCCGATCTTAGAAAATTCAACCCAGTGTGGTAACAAACGATAATCAATATTTCTCAAAACCCAACCAAGATTAATCCAATCATTATAACGTTCGGCTCTTGAAGATGATAGACATTCTGTTATCAGTTCTCTCGCTAAAATATAATCATCATCATTAGTATAATTCTTGATGATGTTAACTTCTTTTTTTAATAAGATGTTATTTTCAAGTTTTTCTTTTAATTTCTTATCAATCGTAGGTAAAATATGTCTAATATATTCTTCAATTTCACCGACTGCGTCTTCTTTTGGATTAGTTGCTGGATTTTTTATATTTCTCATGGAGAATAATTTAATATAACTAATTTCTTCGCTAGCAGTTGCTGTATATTCAATATTTACTGTTGTATCGGTAGAATTGTCATAATTATAAATTTTAGTAACTCTATATGCTTCGGAATCAGGCTTTTTACTGCCATACATCTGCCAACAATTAGCATTAATAATCGCTTTATCAATGATATCTTCATATTCATTACACAAATATAGGTCACTAAATACAGCACTTGCAATATCTAATATCTTTTTTCTGATAAAGTGTTGTGTATTATTATCAATAATAATATGTGGAAAAATTATATGAAGTCCATCTTTGATTTTATTTTTTAATTCTGTTGGATATGGTTTTTCCATTACATATGCAACATTTTTATCACCTTCTACATCTAAATATTTATTGATAATCTTAAAATAATTATCAATAATCTTGAAAATATTTCCATCATTGTAAATGCGTTGTAAATAAGTAACTCCGTTTTCATTAATAGGCATAGGAAATCTAAAATCTAAATCAACTCTTAATGGACTTGGTTCTACGGGTTTTTCAGTTAAATGTAGAGAAGCACCATTAGTAATCGCAAGAGAATAAATGTTTAAGAATTCTTCGTATTCGTCATCATTAATAAATAATGATACTTTTGGATAACCAATACTTGTATTCGTGAATGGTTTGCCTTTTTCAATTTTATGCTTCAAAATAAACGTTTTAAATTTATCGTTGGCACTCATATATATTTATTATCTGATTATATTTTTAAATTATAAAAAATCATCATTTTTTATTATTGCTATTTATAGATAAATATATGAGTTTTTGTAGTCCCACAGCAGAAAATAAAGTTATATGCTATAGTCAAAGTTCCTTGCTAACAATAGCAAAAGCATGGAATTATTTAAAACCAAAGAATAAAATAGACATTACCAATCAAGAATTATTACTTCAAAATATTCAGAAGAAAATGGGAACAAAAACATGGGCTTATATTGACATTATAAGACTTTTAAATAAAGATAAAAATTTTACTATTTTTGATCTTATGAATAAGATTGAACATCACGATTTAAGACCTGCGCAACCAATGTCATGGGTTAGTAATAAAACTGAATGGTTGTCAAATGTAGATATTGAAAAAGTGTTGCGTCAATATGAGAAAAATAAGAGTTTATTATACAAATTTCATGGAGTTTTTACAATAGATTTTGGAATGAAATTAGCAAATGGAAAATGTAAATATGATTATGATTGTGATATCAATATGAAAAAAATAATAGGTTCTGGGAATAAATTTTTTGGATTTGTTACTAATTTATGTAAATATGATGAACCTGGATATCATTGGACTTCAAGTTTTTTCGTATTAGACCCTAATTATGATAGTTATGGTGCTTATTATTATGATAGTGTTAAAAGACCAATTCCTAAGTTATTAAAAGTTGTTTTTGATGATATTAAAAAACAAATGGAAACTATTTATCCTGATAAGAAATTTACAAGAAAAGTTAGTAATGTAGAACATCAAAAAAGTAATACTGAATGTGGCATTTTTTCAATAACATTTCAAACACGATGGTTATTATTATTGAAAAAAGAAGGTTATAGAGTTAAATTTGCTGATGTTATAAATTATCATAAAATGAATGATAGTGTAATGAAAGCATTGCGATTTAAATTTTTCAGACCTAATATTAAATCATTACTTAAAAATTAATTATTATTTCTTTATTATACATGGATAATAACAATAACAAAGAAAAGTTATATGAAATTGCCATTAAAATGGTAAAAGATAAACATAATTTAAATGAATATTCTCGTGATAAATTTGACAAATTTTATTATCAAATATTTCGCAATAATCCTAATCCAGAAAATATAAATAATTTAAATAAACAACTCCTTAAATCAATTGACGAAGACTGTTCTATTAAACAACCTGAAGATACTGAAATAAACAGCACACTTGATGATAAAATTAAGGAATATGAGAAACAAAGAGCAAATGTTAATATTATTACAAAAGGTATTATAGAACCTGAGATAGAACAACAACAGCAAGTTCAACCATTAGATGTTAACATTCCTATAAATAATTATAAATATATTAATGTTGATAATAATTATCACAATGGTCGTTCATTTATTATAAATACTATTAAAAATAGTTTTAGTATCATTAATAAATATAATAATTATAATATTTATCCTGCTTATTTATGTGTGCCATCAAGCATTAAAAATACTACTCCTTATATAATAATAGGTATTACAGATGGCAATAATAATATAACATATACTTTCATACCAGATGTTATAAATAATGTTTGGGATATATGGAAACCTGTAAATGACAAATATAATAATATATCATTAGCTAATAATTGGAATATTAATTTATATGATTATAGCAATAATTATATAAATTTTAATGATTTTTATATAGATATATTAGAAGTTTTAGAAGATGATAAGTTTTTTAACTGTAAAATAAGAAAAAATCATAATTATACAATTAGTGACAGAATAAAAATAATTTTTAATAATAATATTTCTCATGATTATAATATTAATAATATAAATGATGATATTATTTCTATAAATAAAAATAATGTTAAATTAGACCAATTTGTTAATAGTAGAATATTCAATTTTAAAAATCAAATTTCATTAATATTTAAAATTTTTCCTAAATAATTAATGTTAATAAACAAACGAAAACAAATACTATCATTGTCAATAAATCAAATTTATATTTTAATTTTATTTTTTCAGTATCATTTAATCTTGTTCTCGGTCTTTCAATTCCATTAATATTTACTATTAATAAATATACAATATATACGAAAACGACGACTAAAAATAAATGTGTCGTAATACCAAGTGTATTTATATGCATATTCAAATAGTTAACAAAAATTCTCAAATAAAAAGTATCAAAATTTATAATAAAAACAGTAATTACAAAAACAATTATATACCATATTACATAATAAAATAATGTATTTGTTAATGTTGTAGCTCTGTTTGTATTAATCATATAATACGTTAAATATGTAGAAATTAATCGTAATATATAAGCAACACCAATAAATACTAATTTATCATTGAATGTTACTTTAAGTTCTTCTGCTGGATCTAAGTTATTGGCTCTAACTTTATTATAAAATAAATCATCTGTAATTTGTACAGGTACTCCTTTTTTAACATCATCATCATAAGACTTTAATAAATTATCAAAAATATTATAATCATTTTTATCTATAATTTCCTTAGATATTAACTTTCTTTCTGTATTTGAAGAAGCTTTTTTATTTCCTTTATATCTATTCAAATCTTCTTTTACAGATTTTATAGTTTCTTTTAATTTTTTAAATTGAGTCATATCTGCTGCACCTCCTTTGAATATATATTTACCACCACTAAATGAACCAGAACCGTGTCCTTGATTTTGTTGCTGACTATATCTCTGTCTTTTATCATTCTCTTTCTTTTCACTAATTAGACTATTAATATGTTGTTCGTGACCAACTAATATTTCGTAAAAATTCTTTATTTCTTTATAATATTGTGATAATTTTTTTTCAGTTTCTGAATTACATTTATCAATTAAATCTAATATAGAAGATTCATTATTTTTAGTTTTAATACGATTTAATGATTGAAATTCAAAATCTGGACTATTTCTAATTTCTTCAAAAAACTTTTTAAAATTTTCTTTTGGATTTATTATATATGTATCATGCATAATTAATTTATTTGAATCTTCTTGATTTTCATCTAGATTTGAAATAAATCTGCGTTTTATAACTGTTTTTTTATCTTCAATTTTACCACGTAATTCAACTAATGTACTATAACTAGAAGAATCAATTGATTCTTTTTTTTCTATTTCTTCAATCATTTTATTAATATTATCATTAGTTGTGCTATATGTTTGATAATCAAATTTATATTCAGTACTATCTGGTAATGTTGTTTTAAACAAACTATCAATATCTTGTTTTAAACTATCATTATCATCTAATAAATTAGTATTTTTATCTAATTTTTTTTCAATTTCTTCAAATTCTTTTAATACATCTTCAATATTTTTATCTGAAAATATATCTTCATTTATTTCATTCTCGTAACTTTGATTATTTCTTTCATGCGAATAAGATTCTTCATTATTTCCATAATCATATTCATTATCATGTTCATAATCACGTTCACCACCTTTTATGTATTTACTTTTTCTATTACATAATAGTTCTTGTATCATAATTTGGAGTTTATTATTAGTATCATAATAATAATAAAATGATAAAAATGGTATAAAAATATCATAAAAACTATTATATAATTTATTTTTTTCACAATAACTATAAAAATCTATTAAAAATTTAATTAATATTTCATTGAAATCTTTTATCTTTATTATTTTTGGATTTACAAATAATTGCGGTTCTTCAAGTTTCTTTATTTTTTTTAGTTTCTCTAATAATCTATTTTTATCTATTCTTTTATACATCATATATATCATTTGATAAGCAATTATGCTAAGATTTTTATCAGATTTTTTAATATCTATATAACAATTTATCAATTCACAATAAATTTTAGATGATATTTCTTTGTTATTTCTAAATAAGAAACTTGATAAATATAAAATACTATAAGTATTATTAAAATCTTTTAATGATTTATTTGATTTTTTTTCTAAATAATTATTGAAATTTATAATTGGTAGATTTTTCTTTTTAAAAATATTATCACTATATATACATATCTTATCTAAAATTTTATCATTTATTACAAAAACTTGTTTTGTTTTATCATCACTTTTAGAAATCTTAGATAAATCTTTAATACATTCTTTTAATTGAATATCTGTTAGATATATTGTAAATTCACGTTTTAAATCAACAAAATTATATAAATTTAAACTTTTAGATTTTGATATATCATATGATTTTTTATTTAATTTAACAGTATCATGTAATTTTCCATAACTATTTAAGAACATATAAGTTTTAAAGGAGTCATATCCTAATAGTTTTGAAACATTCTGATTTTTTGAATATTCATAAATAAAACGTAATAAATAATCATCGCTATATTTTTTAGAATAACGATAATTATCATTTAATAATTCAATTATAACTTCTTTTTCTTTAAAATCATATATTTCATCATAATGTAAATATAAAAAATTAATAAAATTATAATAAATTATCTCTTTAATATCAAAATGGCTTGATAATAATATATCATGTTTTATAAAATATATTGTATTTTGTTTTATTGTTTTGAATATTGTTAATAAAATTGATTCAGCATATCTTTTTAATACATTTTCTGATTTATCTTTTGTTATTAACGATGAAAAAGCGTTTGTATTTAACAATAAGAATATTAATTGTTTATTATTGATTTTTTTTATTAATTCTAAATCACTTATTTTATCATAAATAGCATCAAAATCTTTTAAATTATCTGATTTACCACCTCCTTTTTGAGGATCATCAAATATTTTAAATGGAAGAAAACGATTTCCTTTTCTATCTCTTCTATCATAAGCAATACCATTTCTAATAAATTCTGGTGATGGTTGTATTAAATTCCCTACTTCTCCTATTAATTGAGCTCCATGATTTCGTCCATTATGTCGTCCATTATAAGAACTATTTTCTGAACTATTATAATATTCACTAACATCACTAGAAGTATCACGAGTACCAGAAAGAGGATCATAAGTACCAGAACGAGGACCAGAACGAGGATCATAAATACCAGAACGAGGACCATAACGAGGATCATAAGTACCAGATGGACCAGAACGAGGATCATAAGTACCAGAACGAGGACCATAAGTACCAGAAGGGTCACTAGGATCACGATGATAATAAGTACCAGAAGGACCATTAGTACCAGAAGGGTCACTAGGATCACGATGATAATAAGTACCAGAAGGACCATTAGTACCAGAATTAGGATCAGAATTAGGATCACGAGTAGGAGAATGAGGACCATAAGAATCATAAGGACGATAACTACTATTGTCACCAAATTGATGATTCAGTTCATCATCATCTTCATCGCCACCATCATCATAATCATCATCATCTTCGTCATCATCTTCATCGCCACCATCGTCATAATCATGTTCACGCTGTGGATAACGAATATAAGCATCATTTCTAATCGGACCAGTACCATCACCAGTACCATCACCAGTACGATTAGGAGGAAAAAGACCAATACCAATACCATTGCCATTTCCATCAGAAGGACGATAATCTAGACCATGACCATCACCATGACTATGACCATCGCCATGACCCTGACCATTATAATGTTGAACAGAACGACCATCTTCACCTTCACCATTATCTTGATCATCATCAATACCTTCACCTTCATCATCACCTTCACCATTATCTTCACCATCACCAGCAGGACCACCTGTATTTGATTTATCGTCTGTTATAAAATAAAAATCGCCCTTATTAAAATTAGATTCTTTAAGTTCTACATCTTCTTTTTTATTTTCTTCTACATCTTCATTACCTTCATTGTCTTGTTCTTCTTCTTCTTCTGTTGTTTTTTCAATTACTTTTTTTGATTTACTTTTATTTCTATTACCATCATTTTCTTCTCCTTCTTCTTCTACTTCTCCTTCATCTTCCTCGTCATCTTTTTGTTGTTGTTTTCTTTTTTCTCTTAATCTTTCTGCTTCATCTTTTGCTCTTGCTTCTTGAATAGCACGCAAATTTACTTTTCTTTCATCTTCTTGTTCTTTTTTCTGTGTTTTCTTTTCTTCTTGTTGAATCGTTGAGGTAATATTTCTGATAGGATCTTCTTTAAATTTATAATTTGTTTCAGGTATTTTTGTTAAAGTTTCATCTGCTTGTGCTTGTGTTATTGGATTTTCTTTAAATAATGATGGTATTATTAATTCATTTAAATATTTTTTAAAGGCTGAATTATCAGTATCATTTTTCATATCAACTTGAACTAAATCAACTAAACCAGTAACAATATCCTTAACAGATTCATCGTTTTTATTAATTAAATTTTCAATAATATCAATAGTTGTTCTATACATATTAATTAAATTATATCCTGTTTCTCCACTTGAACTACCATCACTATTTCCATAAAAATATACGTTTAATTCTTGAAGTTTTTCTTTTTCATTATCTGGTAATGTTCCAGAATATTCTAACTCTTTTAATTTTTTATATTCAATATATTTACGTATAATTTCAACATCACTATATATATTAGGATATGTTGTTTGTAAATAGTTTATGATAAATTCGCTTAAAAATAAATCACGGCTAAAATCCATTA